TTTGTGATGACGTCCGGTGGGGTGACCCGGATGTACGTGGTTGGAATCTGTACCCTCAAAGGACAAGAACGAACCGTCCTCCTTGATTTGGATGTGACTCCCGGGGACACGACGACCGGGACTCCTCCACGGTTCGCCGGTTCGATCAATGCGGCGCCGACCAAGACCGTGTTCAAGCTGCGCACCTTCACGATGTGCAGTGTGATGGTTTCGGGAACGACCGCAGTTCTTCCGGGCTCGATTGTGACTAACGCGTCAAGCGATGAAGAACCCGGGAATGACGGGCGTATCGGTTTGATGCAGGTGACGCTGGACTACTCGCTCCGAAACGTTCTTAAGGCGGAAGAGTTCGGGGAGTCCCTGTATCTCGCGAGCGGGTCGCTCAGCGGATACGACGGGGCGAACGTGTTTGAGGTGGGGTTCCCGTACTTTCCGGGCCCATACTCCAACGGCACGGGGCTTACAGTCGTTACCGCCGGCGGCGGGACCCTGTCCGCCGGGACCTACGAGGTGTGTTTCGAATACCAATGGCGCGACATGCGGGGCGTGCTGCATCGCTCGGCCCCGAGCGTTCCGGTCTCGGTTACCGCGACCGCGGGTCAGAAGCTGACATGCACCGTCCCCACGATGACATGCACGGCGAAGCAGGAAGCGGGCATGCCTGCCATTGCGATTGTGGAGTACCGAACGCAGGCGAATGGGACGATCTTCTATCGTGTGACGCCGGATACCGTCCCTACCTCGAACCTGAACGTTACGAATGCGCCGACGATTACATTTGACGACAAGTCGAGCGATACGGACATCGGGGATAACTCACTCTTGGACACGACAGGGGGGGACCTCGAGAGCGTGTGTCCTCCCGGTGGGAGCTTCGTCAACGTCTACCGCAACCGTCTATGGTCGGGCGGTGGCGATGATCCTCGGAATGCCTGGTATACGCGGCTCTACATTACGGGTGAAGCCCCTTCATTTCATGAAGTGCAGACACTATCGGTCGATGAGGGGGGACCTGTCATCGCCCATGAAGTACTCGATGACACGGACATCATCTTCAAGACCGATCGGATCTTCGCCCTGATTGGCGACGGGCCAACGGATAGTGGTGACGGTGTCGACTACGTAGTGAGGAAGATCGCCTCTGACACGGGATGCATCGAACCGCGCAGCATCGTGCTGACGCCGATGGGGCTCATGTTCCAATCGGCGCAGGGGATCTGCTTGCTTGATCGGTCGATGCAAGTGAACTTTATCGGGAAAGCGGTACAGGACACGGTTGCCTCACTGCCGATCTGCACAAGTGCCGTTCTCGTTCCCGCGCAAAATCAGGTGCGCTTCACGTTCGTGAATGCGGCCATGAATGATGGTTTGGGCGTGTGGTTCGATTACGTGTCCGGTCAGTGGTCTACGACGGACATGAACGACAATGGGTTCTATGGTAACCGTGCCCCCGCGGCATCGGCTGTGCTGTGGCCGCAGCCTGGGACGACAGGGGTCTATGTGTGGGTGACACCCGTGGGCCGCGTGTTTTCGGAAACCACTTCGTACATCGATGGGTCTTTGTACACGAAGATGACGGTGGAGACTCCGAACATCCGCCCGACTGGGGTTCAAGGCTTTCACCGGTTCCGCAAGGTGCAAGTCCTCATGACCAAGGGCGACAATCACGATCTGAAGTTGGAGGTCGCCTACGACGGTTCCCAGACGTATACGGAGTCCGTGACGTGGACGGCGGCGCAGATCAACGCACTCCCGCGGGAGGAGCTGCAATATCGCTTGCAGCGCCCGAGGGCTGAGGCGGTGCGCTTTCGAATTACGGATTTGACGCCCACGGGCGCGTCATTCACGACGGGTCGAGGCCCGATTCTTGAGGCGCTCGCTATCGAATGGGTGGGCAAGACCGGGCCTGCGCGTCTCGCGGCCGGAGCAAGGAAGTAGGCCATGGGGATATTTGATTTTGTGGGCGATGCCTGGGATTGGGCGAAGGGGGCCGCTGGAAGCGCATGGGATACGGTCACGGGTGCGGCGAATCCAAAGGCGCACTATTCGACTGATCCGAATGCCTTCGAATATGGTGGAAAAGCCGGCTTCGCGAACGATGAAGCGGACTATTATCGCTCGCAGGCTGAGGGGGCGCAGGATCGCACGGCCCCGCAGATGGATCTAACGAACGCGAACGATGCGCGCGCGCAAGGGCAGGAATCCCGGAATTGGGAGCTTGATGCCACGCGGCTCGCGCACGATGCGGCATACGGAAAAACGCCATCCGTGGCGCAGCAGCAAATGGCCGCGGGTCGGGATGATGCGATTCGTGCGCAAATGGCGATGGCTGCCTCGACGCGAGGGAATCCCTACGCGGTTGCGGCCGCGCAACGGAACGCGCAGTACCAGGGCGCCAATTTGATGCAGCAGAATATACGCGATACCGGCGTACTCCGCGCGCAGGAGATGGCCACAGCTCGTTCGCAGTACGAGCAGGCGGCAACGCAGCAGCGTGCGGCCGACCTGCAACAGCAAGGTCTCGATGCGGATAGTGCCTATAAGCAGGCACAGCTCGAGGCACAGCAGCGCGCGTTGAACGATCAGCGTGCATACGGGTACGAGCAGCTTCGGAGCAATGCACTCGGCCAGCAGCAGCAGGGGCAGATCTCAGAGGAGCAGATCGCATCAGGTGTTGCGCAGGGAGACGCGAATCGGCGGCAGTCGATGTTCTCGGGGCTTCTCGGGATGGCGGGAGGCATCGCGGGAGCGGCCGCGATGGGAAGTGACGCTTCGCTTAAGACGGACATCGTGCCCGAAGGCGCGACGATGGGACTCCCGGCGATCTTGAGCGACATGACGACCAAAACGAAGGTCCACTCGCCGTTTTTCATGAACACGGATGATTCAGATGCGAACATGAGCCAGGGCGACATGCTCGCGCTCTACGGCGGCAAGGGGAACCTCGCGCAGCAGATGGCAATGCGGAAGCAGTTCGGCGGAGGCCTCGTTAGTGACGAGCGGTCGAAAGCAGCGGCGCAGTCGGAGGGAATGAAGCAGGGGATCCTTGCGGCTCTGTCGGCTCGGGGTCCCAGTCAAGGAGTGATGACGTCACAAGAAGCGGCAATGGTCGCTCCTCGACGGATGCCAATGAATGCGACCGCACAAGGGCGGATGACTGCGCCCGAGGCGAACATCGCCTATCAATTCGCGGATTCGCTGCAGCCGTATTCCTACGAATACAAGGACCCCAATCGGTCTCCCAATGGGCAGGCGGGACGTCACCTCGGCGTGATGGCGCAGGATGTAGAGCGCGCTCCCGTGGCCGGTCCGCAGATTGTGCAGCGGGGTCCGGATGGGGCGAAGCAGCTTAATATCCCCGAACTGCTCTCGGCAAATACCGCGGCCATCGCAGACATTCATCAGCGGCTCAAGGCACAGGAAGCGAAGCCGGATAACCAAGCGTACATGAACGCGTTCTTGCCGGCTGCGCGAAACGGAGGGTACTAGCGTGGCGATTCCGCTTACGCCAGACGAGCAGCAGCGGCTCGCGCAGATGGTTGGGGTGTTTTACCAACCCGCCCCCCCGCCACCGGCATCGTTCGCAACGCCTCCTCCGCAGGCGTTTCGCTCCGTGGAGCCGGTGCAGTCGGTGCAGCCGCCGGATCCGGGGCCTCTCCCGACGATGCCTCCACCGGGTTCGCCGTTCGAGCTGCCCCCTCCTGCGAACCCGCGGCCGAACGAGCATGCGATCCCCGTGCGCTCGCTCGATGCGACCTTGCCGGCGCAGCCTACGCCGGGCGTTCCGTTCAAGGGTGCGTCTGCACCTCCGCCTACGGCTCCCCAGGGACCGGCCTCGACGCCCGTTGACTTCTCGGGGCTCGTAAAGCTCGGGCAGGGACGGCAGATCGCTCCCGCGGGATACCAACCGCACGCCCGCACGACGCGTATCGAGGAGGGCGTTCAGTTTTCGCCAGAGACGAAGCAAGAGGTGCTCGCAGCGCAGGAAGCCTCTCGACGCGGGATCACGATGCAGACCGCGGCCGAACGTGAGAAGGTGGCTTCGGAAGCTCGCACGTCGGATCTCGTTGCGAATCAGATCGAGGTCGATCGTGCAGAAGATCAGATCCGGCGCGCGCGCCAGGAGTCTCAGCTTCAAGCTGAGCAAAATGAACTCGATTCGTTGGTTCGTGAGCAGAAGGCGCGTCCAGCGGACGCCAATTATTGGGGGAGCAAGACGACGGGGCAACGAATCGCAATGGGGATTGCGCTCGCTCTCGGCAGTTTCTCGTCTGGGCTCCGGGGTGGGCCGAATGTAGGTCTCGAGATCCTGAATCGTGATGTCGACAACTTCGTAATGGGGCAGCGTGCGACGATCGAGAAGGGGCAGAAGGACATCGAGAATCGTCGCGGGATGATCGGCTTGCTGAAGGAGAAGTTCGGCGACGAGGATCGAGCAGTCACCGCTGGCCGAATCCTCGCGAAGGAGCAATTGCAGAACCAAATCCAGGCCCGGATGGCCGGGACCGCGGACAAGCTCATTCAAGCGCGTGGGCAGCAGCTCCTTGCACAGAACGCAGAGGAGATTGCAAAGCTTCGGGGCCAATTCGAGCAGATGGGCGCGCGCAAGGTCGAGCGTGTCGAACAGGAGGCGTACCGGCCCGCGCAATACGGGGGAGGGCAAGCGCAGCTTCTTCAGGCGCTTCAGCGTGCGGCGAAGATGGCCGAGGCGATCAAGGAGTTAAAGAAGTCCGGGATCGACGTCGGGAACATGGATCGGGAGGCAGAGCTCGCACAGCAGAAGGTGCTGAAGCAGCTTTCGGCGTACCAGGGGGGCACGGCGCAAACGCCCGTCAACGAGAATCTCGCGGCGCGCATGGTGAAACTTCCGAGTGGGCAGACCTACTTGGCCCATGATGAGAAGGGCGCGAACGCCGTGCGTGAACTCCAGCCGAAGGTGGCGGAGTACCAGGCGCTTTCGCGCAAGGCGATGCAGCTTCGAAAGGAGTTGTTCTCTCCCGGATCGGTCGCCGGTGCGGCTGCTGCAACGGCAACTCTGGGACCTGGGGGGCTTATGGCTTCCGGGATCGCGCAGAAGCGCGCGGAGCTCGAATCGACGTCTGCTGCGATGGATCTGCTCCAGAAGGACATTTCGCACCTGGGTCAGATTGCAGGTGCGGATGTGCGGATGATGAGCGAGCTACGCGGCGACGTCGCAGGTATCGGCGTGGGAGTCCAGAAGCGACTGGAAAACGCCGAGCAATACACGAATCAGCTTCTGGACCAGGCCTACAAATCCCAGCTCGGTCCGCGTGTGGATGTCTCTACGGGTATCAACGAAAAGGGCGAGGGGGAGCAGCAGCTTCGCTACCGGGAGGACTATGCGCCTCCTGCACCGACTCCGAAGGGGTTCAAGGAGTAATGGCCGACGCACCGGTCACCGCGGAGGAGATTCTCTCCCACTTCTCGCCCCCTCTCCCGGGGCCAAGCGTGCAACCGCGCGTGTCGAAGGACGTCGAGATGCTCGACCCATCGACGGGGCACACGGTCGATGTGCCGCCCGGTGCGGCAGAGCAGGCGTGGACGCACGGACGGCTGAATCTCCTCCCGGGCTCGGAGGTTCCCGTTCAGCTTGCGGACGGACGTCTTGGGACGGTTCCCGCGGAGAACGCAGAGGAGGCGATCAGCGGGGGGGCACACATCGTCTCTCCCGCCGAAGTGCATCACGCACGCGTTGCGCGCGACGTCGGGGCTCCCGAAGCAGCGGCTTACGGCTTTGGCCGGGGCTTTCTCCCGGCCGTCCCGGGCACTCCACTCGGGGGCGACAAGTTCCTGCAGGACGTCACCGGGATCTTTGGTGGTGACCCGGAAGCTGTCCGGGAACGTCAACAGATCGGGGTGGAGGAGCATCCATGGGCGACGGGTGCCGGCGAGCTCGCAGGCTTGGTCGGGCAGACCGCGCTGCTGCCCAAGGGGGGACCCATCGGCGCGGTGGGGGCACTCGGAGAGCGCGGAGCGCTTGCCGCGCTTGGGGAGCGTGCCCCGACTTGGCTCGGACGTGTCCTTACGCAGGGAGCACGAGGGGCCGCGGAGGGGGCTTTCATTGGGGCGACTGATCCGACGCACGAAGCTGCGCTCACGGGGAGCGATGCCGATCTCACGGCAGAGAAGGTGCTCGCCGGGATCGGGCACTCTGCTCTGGTCGGAGGGCTCACCGGTTCACTTTTTGGAGGCATCTTCGGAGGTCTCACGAGCGAGGCGGAATCCGCCGCGAAAGCAGCAAAGCCAAAGGAGGTGACCCTCCCGAAGGCGAGCCCCGAAGCGGTGCAGCAGCTTGCGGAGCGGAAGTTCGGTTATTCGCCCGATGGGCTCGGAGAAGCCTACGTCCAGGCCTCGTCTGGGATGGCGGGTGGGGGAGAGGACATCGTCCGCGCGGCTGGCATCCAGAATTGGTCCAAGGAGGCGAAGGCACTTCGCCGGAATCTTCTCGAAGCCGACGAAGTGCAAGCGCAGTCGGTGCGTACCCTTCGAGCGCACGCGGACGATCTTCTCTCCGCGGCTCGCGAGGTGACGGAGGAGGCTAAGGGAGATCTTAAACGCGAATATGTCCGCAAGGCCGTGAGCGGTGCGAATCCCGAGGCGGTGGGGGCGAGCACATGGGACACCGTGCAGAAGCTCTACGCGAACGTAGAGGATATGCTCGCGAAGCCGCAAGAGTTTGGCGAGCGCCGGACGCTCAAGAGCGTGAAGGAATATCTCCAACGCGAAAACGACAAGCTGCTCACGGCAGTGAAGGCTGGTGACGTCGCCGAGCAGTTCTCTGCGTTCGACGATATCAAGCGTTCGTTTCAGCGGTGGACGAAGGCGGCGCAGTCAGTGGAGCGGAAGGCTGACGCGTACGATCTCCTCCGCGGCCGCGCAACGCGTGACCGGTTGAACGAGCTCGCCGAAGGCCTCCGCACCCACTTGGAGGACGAGTCGCTTTGGGGGAAGGCGGGAGCCGATCAGAAGGCGATCAATGCGGCGTGGACACGCCAGCTCGATGCGCAATCGCGTTTCGACCGTGCCTTGACGACCGAAGTGGGGCGAGACCCGAACAACCCCTATCGACAGATTCGAGGGGTCGATCCGGCGAAGCTTGAAAGCTACGCGCGCCAGCTCGTAGCCCCTAACCAGGATCTCACGCATCAAGCGGTGCGGGACTATGTGGAGTCGACCGCCCAACTCGTCTCGGCGATTCGCCAGGCCTACGACATTCCGCCTGCGAAGATCGCACAGGTGGATCGCGCGCTTCACGCGGCGCAGTCCTTCCGCACGACGCTACAGAGCACGGAGCAGCGCCTCGTCCGCGTGAACCAGCTTCAGAAGCTTCTGGAGGCGGAGCGCGGGAGCGATGCGGGTCTGGTCGGAAGCGCGGTTCTAGGGGCTCTTCTGGGGCCGCTCGGGGTGCCTGCAACCGCGGGCCTCTCCGCGCTTATGAAGCCCGGCCGGTCGATGATGCAGCTTGCGCAGGTCGAGCGGCTCGTCGAGAAGACGAACTCAAAGCTGTCACGCGGGATGGCCGATCTCTTTCGCTTCGGGAGGGAAGGGGCCGAGAAGGAGACAGCGCGAGCCCCTCGACGCGTGGAGTTCGCCCAGAAGGTGGAGGAGCTGCAGAAGGCGCAGGCCAACCCCGAGGCGTTCCGCAACCACGTAGTGCAGCAGCTTGGCCCGGTGGCCGAGCGTTCGCCGAAGGTTGCGGAGTCGGTTGCGGCGCGGGCGACGCTCCTTACGCAGCTCCTCCTCGAATCGGCACCCGCCGGGACGACGGTCGATTACCTACGCCCTACGCGTGCGCTTCCCCCCAGTGACGCGCAGATCGATCGGTGGCTACGGTACGCGGCGGTCATCGAAGATCCGACACGTGCGCTCGACAGCATGCGCAGGGGGCAGCTTACGCGTGAAGAGGTCCGGGCGCTTCGGGACGGGTATCCGAAGCTCTACGAGGAGATGCGGGGCCGGGTGCTGCAGCGGGTGCAGTCGGACGAGAAGCCGCTCTCCCGTCAGCAGAAGCTACAGCTTTGGCTGCTCTTCGATACCCCGGCGGATAGCACCATGACTCCCGCCGCGATCATCTCTGCCCAAGCCGCCTATGCGCAGCTTCCGCAAGGGGACAAGCCCACGCCGCCGAAGAGCGGCGTATTGAGGACGAAGGACTCACTGTCGTTGACGAGGTGATGTAATGGATCGCGCAACGTATCGCAATGTAGGAATGGTCACGCTTCCGCCCGT